GACGATGCCATAGGTTCCGGCACCTGAGGCGTTGGCTGCATTCGCATTGATGGTTGAGCCTCTGACCGCGTAGATGCCATTGGTTCCGGCACCTGAGGCGTTGGCTGCAAGCGCATTGATGGTTGAGCCTCTGGTCGCGTAGATGCCAGTGGTTCCGGCGTCATTTACTCCTGCCCCCTGCAAAACATCTGCCGCGCTACCCGCCCCGATAGCCATGATGCCGTGCTTATTGCCGCCTACGTTCGCGACATCGAATCGAAACAACTGATCAATACGGGGGAGAACGCCGCCCTTAGAAACACCGAAAGCAGGATACGAGTCGAAACCATAATCCGCTGTTGTGAAGTCGGTGGTTAGCGCAGTGTTGGTAATTGTAGTCTCACTATCTACACCCGTTATAGTTACCCAGCCCATATCGAGACCACGGACAAGCACCTGCTCCGCCATTACAAAACCGGTTAGCAGATTGATTGTTGCTGTGATACCTGCAAAGTCATAGACCGGCTGTAGCTTGCTCAGATACTCAAGAGCCGCGTTGATTGTCGGATAGTCTCCGCCGGTGCCGACAGTTACGGTGATACCAGCAGCTTGCAGGCTGGACTTGTCGTCAAGCAGCCCGTCAACTTCCGTCTTGGTGTAAGTTGTGGCTTTGTCTGCTTTGGCGTCCACTATCGCCTGCGTAGGCGCAAGCTCCCAATTTACCCCGCCGTCAGTATCGGGGTCAGAACTTCCGTCACCGCCAGACTTCAACCGGTAGATCCCGGCCAGCGTAGTGACCACAGACCCCTCGTAATATTCCTGCGCAGCATTCCACTCCGGCACGCCACGCTGATGCAGGTAGGCAATCAGCTGCCCGAGCGTAAACGCAAGGCCGTTAAAATCCTGCTTTGTCGGGTTTTCATTTGCGCCGACAATGCCCCAGCCGCGCAGAAAGTCTGCCGTAATGTTGGCGTCAAGCGTGTCGGACTGCGTCGTGTCCCCGAATATAGTTCGTTCAGTACTTAGCGCATCTGCCGCAAACGCTTCCATGTTTCCGCTGTATCTATCAATTTTTGCCATTAGATCACCGCCTTGTTTGCTAGCCTGCCTCCAGGCTGGTTTGTTAAGTCAAATTTGTCTGCGAATGGTAGAGAATTCACGTTATCCGCAAACCCGAATGTCTCCCCCGGGCCAGCTTGGATAACGCCACCATACCTCACACCTTGCGGTTTCGGCAACAAGTCAAGCTTAACTATTACTCGTAGTTTGTCAAGATTAAACCGTGGCGACACGTAAAGCGTCATTGTCATATCTTTTTTATCGAGGACGTAAGCTAACCCATCAAACAGGGCGCTAATGGCCGATTGAATAGACAACCCCTGATCGTCTGCCAGGTACGGACCGCCGACGTTTTTGGCAATACGGGCGCGGATAAATAAGCGGTACGCTGTATCGTCAAGCTGCAAGCTGGTATAGGCCCGTTCAAACTTGTCTTGAAACGGTGCTCGGTCTGCGAGGGGTGAAAACTTATCATCAAATCCGCGCGCGTTTGGATTCTCGTCAAACCCGAAAGCGATTTTAGGCACCACAAAGGGCACTATTCGTTTTATACCAACAATGCGACCGATGATATCCAGCCGGTCGCCAGTAGCATTATCGAGGTCAAACTCGTCGCTAAACGAGTCAATCCATTCGAATGTTTTACGCCAGGTTCCAGCCATCATTTCGATCTCTGCGGCTGCCTTTGGCTTTTCCCAATATTGTTTTATTAGGAGGTTGACGTATTCAGAATCAAAGCGCACTAGATAATCTCCGTCACGGTAACGTCTGCGGCGTCAAGTGTAAACTTCTCGTTTGGGGCTGATAGGACTCTTCCATCTGTCCACGATACTCCCGCGTCTATGCTGACTTCAAGGACCGTTGGTATAAAATTATCACCGGCGTTAAATACCAGCCGGTAGAGGTCGTTTGCCAGGAGATTTTCTCCGATAACAAAGACCCGTTTGGCTATTTCCTGCGCGATAAGTGCTTCATCGACAGGATCAGCCGCATCCTTTCGTGTCGCGGTCAGTCGCACCAATACCGGCACAAAAACTGGTCTGTCAAATGTCATGTCATGCACAATGACAAACGTGGCCCCGTCAGGCCGGAGAACGGATTCGTTAAATGTGCCAGTTACCGCGCCAACAATCCCTTTCCCGCCGGTCTTGTTTTTAGTCATCGACTCGACAATGTCCGCCACCGCGCCGCCCTCGACCACCACCCAAAGACTATGAGCAGGGATACCGTCCGCGTCTGTCACATCCGTGTCGTTTTCGTACACCGCAACATCGGTGACGTTGGTCAGGCTTGCCAGAGCCGTGAACATTCTTCCGGTGCTGGATGATTGCGGGGTTTCGAGTGATCGATTCCGCCGAACGCGTAGCTCTTGATCTGTTTCCTCGTCAATGCCTACTGTGGCAGCCAGGGGGTTTGTGACAGACAGCACCCCGATAACAACTGTCACTGGATTAATCACGGTGGCCGGGTCAGCTTCAACCGCCCCGAAGTTTTCCGCGAAAAGCGTAACCGTCGTTACTCCAGCCGGAACAGCGATAGCATTGAGCGTGGTCCATGCCTGCCCTAAATCATCCTCGACGGCATAATCCGGAGGAAGCGTAAGCGGTCGGTCGGTCGTTACCACAACGTCAACTTGCGAGCGCGTGGCTAGCCTGCGGGATATACCGGCCAATTTAATGATGCTGTTGAGGGATTGTCCGAGGGCAAAATCAGGATCGCGCTGGTTGTATTCGAGTGCGCCGAAGGATTGAGCATCTAGGACAAGTTGCGCCTCGATTGCTACCCTCTGGCCGTCTGGGCTGTCTGCGTCCAGGTTAATATCCTCGCCATAGATCGCCCGATAGCCCGCTGCCAGCTCATCATAGATTTCCTGGAACGTCTGAACCTGTATTCCGTCAGGCGTGAATTTTGGAAGCGTCATGCGGGGATCTCCAATGTCTGAGGATTAGACGCGCCGAACACGTCTGTATATCTGATGCGGATTTTAACACCTCGTGTGCTGTCTCGTCTAATTATTTTTAACTCTTGGATTGACAACACCCCATCTGTCTGCATGACGGTGGATTCAACGGCGCGAAGTATCAGCTTTTCGGTGCCGAGATTGCCGAGAAGGGTTAGCCAATCGATACCAATTTCAGTGTCAAGGTACCAGTCGCCAAGGAACGACCGAAGCCGCGTGAGGATATTCTGTGCAATGGCATCAGCGTTGCGTTTATAAGCTGCGCGGCCCTTGCCAAATCTCCAATCAAGGTTGCTGTCAAGTCCTGAAACTCTCATTATTGTGGCCCTCCTGTGGTCCCGCCACTATCGCCGGGGTGGGTGTGAGTGCTAAGGCTGATGCCACTGGCAACAACGTCAGCTGTAGTCTCTATAGATACGCTAGCCTTCATCGCACCACCAGCCAATCCGGTATAATTACCCGCTGCGATTGTTCCCTGGCATGTTATATTTCCTGTAACCGTTACGTTACCGTCGACATGTAAATCTCCGATTATCGTCTGGTTCCCCGTCTGCGTCCGGTCCCCCTGGTGTGTATAATCCCCGTCCTGATTCGTGTCGCCGGTTATTGTCATATCACCTATCTGCACAAGCGAACCCTGCCTAGTATAGTTCCCATCTTGGTTCGTGTCTCCGGTCTGCTGGATAACGTCCGGTATTGTGAGCGCCCCAGCTTGGGGATTGACCCCGACAATGGCTATGCCGTCGCTGTAGTCGTGCATCCGGAACTCTGCCGGGTCCTGAAAGTCTGCTCCGGAGTACCATCGGTCAAAGCATCTCTCGGTCAAAATCAAAAGGCAATAATCGCCAACGGCAATCGGGTGCGCGGTATAACTCTCACCCCCCTGCATAAAAAGAGGTGGTACTTTTGTAAATTGTGGAAGTGTTATCGACTTGCCGTCAACCACCCGGTTAATCACTGGCTGCACGCTGATCGTTTTAGCCTGAACTCCTGTTACTTTTGCAATGGTCGCAGTGTGGAGATTAGACAGCGTCTCTCCGATTGCGGAATTAAGGATGTCGATTAGCTGGCGTTTTTCATTCATATCGTTTTTGCCCCGGCTGCAAGCGTCCCTGTGCAGGTCTGCATCCATGCGTCGCCGTAATTATCACCGGTGTATGAGATTGTTTCAATGCGGTATATCCCGTCAAGGTACGGAGCCGTAGCACTCTTGAGACTCGCAAGCCCTCCGATTTTAACGGTCGGATTCATCAGCGTTTCAAAAGTCACCAGTTTACTCTCCCGTGTTGGTGTGCTGATAAGCCCGGTGGCGGCGCTTACAACCGGTTTTAGCCCGCTCGTAACCTCATTATCTTTGATAACATATAGTTGCTCGTCGTCAATGTACCACGTCTCTCCCGGACCCACCATGTCATCGATTAGTCTCGCGCTGTTGCCGACCAGAACTTTGGGGCGGGTGAGAACTGGTCGATCCGTTATTTTTCCGGTTCCGGTATTCGGCATATCTTCAAGCGCCGCATCTAGCGCCCTGCGGCTCCCTTCAACCGTTCGGGACGTGAAACTGTGCAGGAAATCATATCCACCGTCAAGACATTCGAGGGACGTTAAAAGATCCGGGCCTTGTCGTGAGTTGTTCCCGGTGTGAATGTTGCCCTTGAAAATAAGCTCGATGCGATCCTGATAGCCCACTGATAGACCGATAGGCATTATCTTCAGCTGCTCGGCATCTTTAACCAGAGATAGACGTTTGCTCTCGGCCAAGTTGGTGATCTGGATATTCATCTTATTCAGATCACCCCGAATAGATTTTGTCACTTCAAAGACAATCTGCATCGGTGGGGTGATAACCACGTTACGTCCGTCGGCGGTGATAACTAAGACATAGTTCCGGCCGAATCTTGGCGTTGTCAAAATGCCACCTCTATTCCTCTGATCAGTTCCATATCCGCCGCCTCCAGCATGTAAATATTACAGCGTCCGCCGCTGAAGTCCTGCCGCGTGAATGGATCAATCCCGTTTCCGCTGCGGTCAATACAGACAAAATCAAAGGGCTGATTCTGGCTTAGCATGTGTAATACGCCAACGGACAGCTTGAGACCGTAAACCTTCTTATCACCAAACTCAGCATCAAACATCCATATTTGAGTGCGCGGGTAAAATCGCAGCGTGAAGATGATTTCAGCCTTTTCAAACAGGATCGTATGCCGCTGGATAGGCTCTGCCGTTATGTTTTGCAGTCGTCTCATTCTGGAATCCACCCAAACATTTGCCCCAAATTTGTAGACAAGCTCTCTTCCACTTCCTCACCTTCCTGCGTCCCTTTGTCAGTTTCCCCGTCAGTCTGGCCAGCCGTGGCAATGGCTGCGTTCTGAGCGGCGCTGGTTGCCATTGAAAATGTATCAGCAGTTCTGATCTCTTGCGCTTCGAGGGTAAAGTTTATTGCTCGGTTTTGATTGTCGCGAGTGACTTCAAGAGATGTGATATACATATTTGCAAAAGACCCCAAAGAGGAGCTGATTTTTATTCTCTTGTCAGATGCCTGCAATCCCTTCATTGCGGCAAGAAAACTCTCGATATTGCTTGTCGTTTCTGTATCTTGGTTCCCGAGGTATTTCGCCGCCCCCTGTGATGCTGAGATTAGCGCATCAGCTTTATCCATTGCGCTTGTAAAATCGTTGACAAGGCCGGAAACCCTGCTGAGTTGTGCCTGAGTTCTGGCAGGGGCATACTGCGTGATGTTTCCGATCTGCGCTTGATGTTCCTGCAATATCGCAACTGGATCACTCGGGAGAACAAAAAGATCCGAGACGTTCCCCTCGATGCTGAGGGTGATAGGCTCGCGAATGATGTGGTCATTGACGTGGCTGCCATCCTCAAGATACGTGACCGGGACGGATGCGCTGCGCTTGAATTTTCCGCTTATCTGCGCAAAGGCCGTAAAGCCGCCAATGCCGACCTCTTCGCCGTCCTTGCCGTCGTTCTCAAACTGGCCATTGATGTAGTCGCGGATGCCGCCGGTGTTTTTTGCGTAGTCTGTCAACTCTCCGATTAGCGCCATTACATTCCCCCGCGTCTGCTTTGGGTCCGTGCGTCATCCATCTGGCGCTGTAGACCGTCGGCCGCCGCCTTTCCTGCTCTCTCTGGGTCAGACGTGCGGATCTCCATATTGACAGTCTGCTCTACTCTGCTCGATGCGCCACCGACGTTCGTCACAGCGCCGCCTGGTTGCATTGCTTGAGACTTTGGTATCATGTCTTCGCCGCCGAAAAGCCCACCGAACCAGTTGCCCGCATCTCCGACTATATTTGCAGCGGCTGATGCGGCATCGCCGGCTATATTTGCAGCGCCCGACGCCACGTCACCCGCTATATCCGCAGCGCCCGACGCCGCATCTCCGACTATACCCGCAGCGGCTGATGCGGCATCGCCGGCTCCGCCGATAAGTTTTACGGCCCAGTCCGGCAAAATATCCAGAGCCTTTTGCTTCAGCCAATTAAAAGCCTCACCAAATACGCTTCTGAATGCTTCAACCCACGAGTCGATTATTTCCATGAAGCCTTCGCCAATTTTATCAAAACCCTCCGCAAAATTACCGGAC